CTCTATAGTCAAACCCTAGAATATAAATTGTTTCATATGCGTGTTCTGATGCTAGCCAAAGTGCAGTTGGACCGCTTGACCATCCTTTTGAAGGATTAAAATAATTAAAGTTTTTGAAACGCATATATGCTTTGTTAGGATTAGTCCAAACTTCGTGTTTCTTTTGCCAACCTGTTTTGTTGATTTCAATTATCATTTTAGTATCAACAGCTATTAAGTAGTCAGGTTCGTATTGTCTATAAAGAGCATTACACCCATATACTTTTCCTTTAGAACTTAGTTCATTTATAGGAATAGGTTTTCTGCTGACTCCGTTGCCTACAACAAATGCTACTTTGCCTTTTTTCTGAGACAAATCAATTTCTTTTTGTTCTAGGATTAATTTTTTATTTTCTTCGTAGATGCGCTGCCGTTCTTCGGCTTCTTTTTTTAATTTTTTTTCTTGCTTTTCTTTTCTACGTTGTTCTTGAAGCAGACGAAACTGCCGCTTCGAATAGTTGTCTTTATCAATTTTAGGCATTAAACTCCACCAGCTTGAGCGTTTGCTTCTACTCCGTACATCTGTCTTATAAAGTCTAAATCTTTAATGCGTTCTTCTTGATGAACTTCACTGGCTTTGCGAATCTTATTGATCTGTCTAAGAGTTAATCTCGTTTTACGTGTATCATCATAGTCAATCGGAGACTGATCAGATGTCTCATCATAAGACTTATCTTCTACAGGCTCTAGCGTATCTCTATCAAAGTAAAATAGTTCTCTTAGTATCATATTATTATTTATATAGTTTGTTCAGTTCCGCCGCCAGTTGGAGCAATATTATCTCCGGTTACAGTTTCAGGTGCTGTTCCTTCACCACCATCTACTGATCCAGGTCCTTCGTCAGCATTGTCTTCAATGTTGTCTAAATCTGCACTTACACCTGCACCACTAATGCCTGCGCTTCTCATTTCGCCTGCACTATCAGTTGGCATAGGTGTTAGATTTTCTTCGTTTTCTTCTCTCCATAGACGTTCGTTCTCAGCAACTTCTTCATCAGACATGCCTAAGAAGCGCTTCATTGCAAAACGATTTGAGATATAAGGTATTGCACTCATCTGTGTAAATGTAGGAATACGTGCATTATCAATTTCACTTTGTCTATAAGCAGCAAAGTTTTGTGGAGGTTGGAATTTTAGATTGAACATTGTTGTATCAACATTCACTCCTCTTTCCAACAAGTAACGCTTAAACTCTTGATCAAACTCTTCTACGACGAGGTTTTGTAATCTTTCGCAATAGGTATTGAAGCGAAGTTCTTGTATGTAGGCAGTACCCACACGCCCGTCGTTGTATTGGGCTGAGCTGTCGTCTGCTCCTGTTGGCAGATATGATGAAGGTATGCGTAGTCCGCGAACCAGTTTGTTAGTAAAGTAGCGTAAGTCATCTATTTCTCCTAGGTTAGTACCACCTGGAAGTGTTTCAACTTTTGATCCTCTACCTTCTGCTGTTTGCGGAAAGAAGTAGTCTTCGTTAATTGACAATGGATTGTAACTACTGTCAATTACATTATTGCCGCCACCAGTTGAACTTGGAATACGTCTCTGGTGTATTTCTGTTTTTACCCTCTCTACAAACTGCATTGCCAAGTGGCTTGGCATGTTACCTACATCAACGTAAAATACTCTACGCTCAGGTGCCCTCTGTACTCTGTAGATAATAATTGCATCTTCTAGCAATTCTTTTTGTTTATAAACTTTAAAAATAGTTTCAAGTAATGAATTACCAAATGGATAGTTTTGATCTAGTCCTTCTGATAAACTTAAATGTACAACGTGTTCTGCATTTACAGCAATTTCATTTTCTTCTTGATGGAATCTGCTTCCGCTGAAACTGTTGTTAGGTTGTCCTGTCATTCCACGAACACCGCCTGTTAAGTGTCCGCTGCCTCCTCCAGTAATGTTGCCATTGTTTTCATAAGGAGTAGTTGCAACCATTTCTTTAAAATTAATATTAAAGTTTTTGATTATGTATTGCTCAGGCGTTTTGCCTTCTGATTCATTAACAATAATTTTTGTAACGTTTGCAGGATCAACATGAAACCATTTTTTAGTTTCTGGATCTCTTACAAATATTTCATCACCGTACTTGAATACGTTTCTTAGTATTTTAAAAATTCTTGTTTCAAATTTTTGTAGTTTGCACCATTGTTGCAAATACTTTTGTATAATAGTTGTTTCTGAATTAGTAGCAGCACTTATAAAATCTAAAAGGAAAGGTGTGCCATTTTGTTGATTCTTTTGCGTACAAAACTCTGCAAGGATATCAAGTGCAGCATTAACTTCACTATCTAGATCCATAACATTGTACTGACCATAACGTTCAGTACGATTGGGTGTTCCCATATACACATCAGGTAGATAGCTTGAATAGTTAGTACGAGCAGGACCAGCTGCTGCACCTGTACCTTTAGAGGATAGCGGAGAATAAGCACCGCTTGGGTTGCTTCCTGTTGGTACTGGTGTAAAATATTTTTTCCAGCTCATCTAAATCTCCGTCCTATATTCCTGGTTTTAGAGCTCTTACTGCTCTCATTATTCTATCGTGAGTGTCGCCCTGATCGTCAAGCTCTTCTTTCATATTTTCCATCGTAGTATTTAACTGAGATAGCATTTGAATAAGCTCTCTACTGGCTCCGCCGCCGCCTCCTCCGTCACCGCTTGCGGCTGCTGAAGCACTTATTGATTGTGCTGCTAGAGCATTGTTTTCTCTAATTTTTTCGTTTAATGTATCTATTGTATCTGCTAGATTAAACAATGCATCTTCATAATCGTCAATTTTTTCTGAATCAAAATTAGTATCTAATGCTTGTACTGCTTCGCTTAGATTTCTCATATTAGGTAAAGCAACATTAGCTATATCAACACTAGTAAATCCTGCTATACCTGTTGCAAAAGCAACCATAGCATCAGCATTTTTTTGAACACCTTCAGCACTAATATCTGCATCACCAAATGCTTTTACTGAGTCCCACGGAAATTCAACTTCACCAAAGAAAATATCTTTGAGAGATCCAAATACGCCGCCGACTCTTTCTGTTGGAATACTTTCAGGGAATAAACTCATAGCATTAGCAAATGCTGCAACAGCTTCTGATTGTGTTTGAACTTTTGCTTTGTCTAATCCTGCATCTGCAAATAGTTTCACTTTGTCCCAAGGATAAACTTTATCATCTCCAAAGAACACACCATTAATAGCATCAAATGCATTGCTAACCAATGAACTAAAACTATCTGAACCTATGCTTAGACTATCCATTGCATTTGCGTAAGCTACTACAGCTTCAGCATTGTTTCTAATTGCTTGTACAGGCAGTGTAACTGCGCCAAAATCACTAATTTTTGCAATAGGTAATGCAGTATCTCCGCCAAAGAAGTTAGTAATGCCGTCAAACAAATTACTCATCATGTTTGCTTTTGCAGCATCACCTAAACCGTCTAGTGCTGCCATTGCATTACCAAAAGCAACTATTGCTTCGGCATTTGCTTGCATACTAGCTGCATCAATGTTTAACCCGTTGAATGCTTCAATTCTTTGCATTACAGTTTGACCGCCAAGGAATTCACTAATAGTGTCCATTGCAGTTGCGCCGAGATTTGCTATACCTGCTACAAAACTTCCAGCGCCGAATGCTGCTATACCTCCTGACAGTGCAAGTAGTCCTACACTTGCACTTTTAAGAGCAGCACCATCTATTTCTCCAAATGGTTCTAATCCTTCTGCTAGATTAGGTAATGCTTCTCCCATTAGCCATGTAGCACCTGCTACACCTAATCCTATTGCACCTATTGCAGCACCTATTGCGACACCGCCTGCAATTATAGCAGGCGCTTTTAAGCCTGCGGCCGCCAGTCCATTTCCTAATCCGGATATACCTGCACCTACACCTCTACCTAGACCAGCTATGCCTGCACCTGCACCTCTGCCTGCTGCTCCCATCATTCCGCCACGACCGCCACCGCGTCTGCTTTCGCGGCCACCACCTATCATATCAGCGATCCTATTTTTTATAGAGTTAGCTGCAAATATTCCAGCAATAGCTGTCACAACTGCTGTTGATGCCATTGCTACTCCTAAACCGTCACGCAAACCAGTGCTTAATGCTTCTTGAAGTCCTCCGAATATACCGTTCTCAATTGCTGCTTCATTAAATGCACCACGGAGCTCTGCAACACGTCTCTGGAAGCTTAGTAAAGATCTAGTTTCGTCTTCCATAGCTGCATTTTGTGCAGCCGCCACTTCAGCTGCATCGCCTTGTTGTTTGTTTATTCCTAATGCTACATCTATAGCTTGAGATATCAATCCGCCTCTTTGCGCATCAACAGTAAGTATATCTACATCATTTCTTGCTCGTTCTACTGCGTTTCGCTGTGTTTGTGCTAGAGCACTTTCAATATCTTCCATCGAAGCATTGTTATCTCGCATGTTCTGTGCAAGGCCAGACAACTCTGGGTTTAGTAATAGCAAGCTTTTAGCAAACTCAGTTTGAGGAACTCCGTTGAACGCAATCAGTTCCTCCATTGCTGCTCTCATTTCAGGTCCTGCTGAAGCTCCTATACTTGAAAGTTGTCCTTTTATCTGTGCTCCGCCATCAGCTAATGAGTTGTAAAGTATATTCATTGCAGGTGAAACTGCTTCTGCTGCCATTTCAGCAGCAAGTTCGTCTCTAGATTTACCTGTAAGTTTTGCTAATCTATCAAGTTGTAAGATATATTCGCCTGCGCCTGCACTTAATTGCGCCTGTGTCATTGTTTGCGCACGACCAACTCTAGTTTGCTGTGCAAGATACTGTGCAGTATAATCTACTTGCTCTTCCATAGAAATGCCAAGCCTGTCAAATCCATCGCCTAACTTACTAGAAACACTTCCTGAAATTTGTGCAAGTGCCCTTGCACCTGACTGGGCATTACCGCCAAATCTTGCTAGTTCAGTTGAGTTGTTTATAACCGCTTGTTGGAAGGCATCTAAGCTAACTCCTGCAACTGCTGCTTGACGTCTTACTTCGAAAATAGTTTCGCCAAAATCAACACCGACACCAGCAAGTTGTCTAAAACTATCAATGTTATCATCAACAAATTGTGTTAATACCGCTAGATGTTCGCCTACAACAGGCAAATGTCTAGCAAAGTCTGTCATTCTATCGCCGCCAAATGCTAGTTCTTTGCCAAGATTAACAGCACTACCGAGTACAGCACCTATTCCATTAAGTACAAGATTACCTATTCCTCTGCCCATACTATCCATTTGTCTAGAAGCACGTTCTGCGCTCGTAGTCAAATCTTCCATAGCATCGTTTTGATCTTTGATTACTTTAATGCCACTCTTACGAGCTTCGTTGGCAGTTTTCATAAGCTTTGCTTCTTCAGCACGAGGATCTTTACCTGTGCTTTTAGCAAGAGCTTTTATAGAATCCGCAAGACTTTTTAGAGTAGCTTCACTAGCAACTCCGTCACCGCCTACATTGACAATTTCAATTTCTTCAGCCAATATCGTTCAACCTAATTAAGTGCGTACATAAATAAATTTGATACATACCTTTATAATGTATTTATACGGAGAAAATAATGCAAGAATTTACTGCTCCTGGTGCTAATCCACTCAAAAAGTATTTTAGACAACCAAAGCTATATATCAATCTGCCCAGCAAAGGTAAATTTTATCCTGCAGGTAGTTTAGATATGCCAGAAACAGGAGAACTTCCTGTTTTTCCTATGACTGCTAAAGATGAAATGACTATGAAAACGCCTGATGCACTATTAAATGGTCAA